CTTTTTCTAGGCAGGTGATCCTTTTTCAGAACGGTCCTATCAACGAGGTAGGCGTTAATGGCATCACCCACGAAGCCTTGCTTGTGATCCTAATTGATCGTCTGCGCTGCTTTCAATCCGGTCCTTACAACTGCTTTGAAAACTTCTGCGCCCTGACCCACTTAGAAGCCGCTCAAGCGTCGTTGCATAGCCGCACCCGCGCCCGCATGGATCGCGGGGTTGAAGGCACCCACCAGAAGTAGCCCATCGCATTATCCGCCAACCCATCAACCCACCGAACCCATGACCCACAAGCCAATCGACCACAGCGACATAACTGCCAACGATTTAACTCAGGCAGATTTACGCGCCAAACGCGACACAGCAGCCAAAGCAATATCTGAAATTCTTAACCGTTTTTCAGGAGAAACGGGCCTAGTGGTTAGATCGGTTGACTTAGATGTGCCAATTAGTTTTACTTTTCCAGGTCCGTATCTTGTTACGCTAGACATTAGACTGTGATCGAAGCGTACAAGCCCCCCCGCCAAACCTTCCGAGCCGTGATCGTCCTTCGCCGCATCTACAACTACGTTGTCGCTCAGCGGCTTGTCCCATTCCACCTGCCCGCATCAGAGCGTGAGCTACGCCGCTGGGATGCTCTTGGCGAGGCTTACGGCGCCCTACTGGAGATCAAGTACGCCGACAGCCTGCAGTCCGCCCGCGAGCTTGCGGCAGGCTCCGCCGATCGTGTTCGTGCATCTTGCCGCCAGTCATGACTACCATCCTCAACCCGCAACCGCAACCCACCGATGGCAACCTTGAAGCTCCCGAAGGCACCGCTATCCCAACTGGTCGGCAGGCCGGTGGCGGGGACGTGGCGACTTCGCCAGTCGTCGCAGGGGAGTCACTTGGAGGTGTTTCGGTTCGGGGGGAGCTGGACGCCACCATCGCCAGCGGTGAAGATCCACCTGACCCCCGCCCACGTCGTGCTGCTCGATCGCGGCGAGCTGTTCGTGCAGGAGAACCCCTTGAACAGCCAGGCAAGCCCGGCAGCCCGCCACGTACCGAGCTGTCAGAGCGACTGATCGTCGAAAACCAGGGTCTTGCCCGCAAAGCTGCTAACAAATGGTCAAGGCTTTGCGGTCGGCCCTATGAAGACTTCATCGGCCCTGCATTGGAGGGGCTAGTGAACGGCTGCCGGCGTTACGATCCCGAGCGCATCAACCCTGGCACCGGTCGGCCATATGCCATCTCTACCTGCGTCTGCCAATACATTGAGGGGCAGATCAAACACCACATCAGGGATCATGGCTATGATATAAAGATGCCGTCAAAGTGGCGTGAGCACTACCCTAAGGTGCGCAGGTTGCTGGCCGAAGGCTTGAGCCTGGCTCAGATAGTGGAGAACATCCCCGCCTTCGCCGAGGCTGAGATCACCGAAATGATGGGTGCCATGGTCGGCACTGTTGAACTTGAGGATGAGATCACCCTGTTCAGCGATCACCAGCCCGTGGTCACTGATGAGAGCATCGCAACGGCGTTGTTTCGCCTCACCGAACAGGCATTTAACAACCTGCGGCCCGCTGATCGTGGCCTGTTGGAGCGATGGTCCGCCGATCCGTTCAAGCGACCCTACCCTTATGGGTCGATGGCTCAATTCCACAACCGACTGAAGATCCAACTGCGAGGCAAGAGCCTACAGCAGTTTCGCCAGGGGATGCTCGGCCTTGACGTGGCAACCGCACCACCAGCGCCCAAAGCCCGCAGCCCGCGCCAGCCCAGGCCCGCCGTTGCTCCAGCGGTTCAGCCGTCGCTGTTCGGCCGCAACCAGCGCAAGCCGCACCCTAGGGCAGTAAAGCTATAGCCCAGCAGGAAAGCTCCAGTAGCAGGCTAATCGTAGGCGCTGGTGAAGTCGAGTCATCCTGGAACTGACCCTAAGCTGCCGAGTTTTCAGCACCCGGTCCTGAAGGAGCATCAGGAGGATCTGGAGCGTGCCTATGACGCCTGGCATTGCCTCAAGGGTGATGAGATCAAGCGTAAATACTTACCAGCCGAACCAGCCGAGCCACCTACCGCCTACGAAGGACGATTGGGTCGCGCTGTGTTCAGCGACTTCTTCAGGGCTGGTCTGGAGGGTTTCGCCGGGGTGTTATCGCGCTCCGAGCTGAAAGATCCGCCGCCAACATTTGAGGCAGTCAAGGACAACGTAGATCTGGAGGGTAATTCCCTGGAGGCTTTCTGGCTCACCGTGGATCCCCTGTGCCTGCGCGATGGTGGCGTCCCGATCCTGGTCGAGATGCCAGATGGCCAACCCACCGATGGGGCCAGTGAAGCAGCAGCAAAGCGGCGCCCGTACCTGGTCAGCCGCACCCGTGCTACCTGCCTGAATTGGAAGACCGCCGTAGTGGGTTCGGTTGAGGTGGTGACCCGCTGCACCTTCCTGGAATGGGCGGAAGTTGATAGTGAGGATGGTGATTTTGGCGTGAAACATGAAGAGCGCTACCGGGTGATCGAGCCTGGGAAGTGGACGCTCTACCGGCTGATCAAGCGTGGCGATGGCTCCATGGTTATGGAGACAGTGGACAAGGGGCAGTACCTGGACTCGAATCAGAAGCCGCTGACCATCTGCCCAGTGGTCTGGTACTCGGCCGAGAAAGCCGGCTTCGGCCATGGTGCGCTGCCATTGCGGCAGGTGGTCGAGCACGGCTTCCAGTATTTCCGCAATTCAAGCGATCTGGAAGAGAAAACCCACAAGTGCGCCATGCCGGTGGCGGTGCGCAAGGGTGCCCTACCGCCTGGCCCTGGCCAAGTAGTCACACCGCTGGTGATTGGCCCTAACACGGCTGTCGATGTGGACAAAGACGGGGACTTCTTTTTCGCCGAGCCATCGGCCACGTCCCTTGCTGAGCAGCGGGCTCAAATCAAGGAAGTCAAGGAGCTGATTGATCAGCAGTTGCTCGGCTTCCTGACCGGTGAAAGCAAGATCACCAAAACCGCCACCCAGTCCCAGCTCGAAGGCGGCCGAACCCAGGCGAGCATCAAGGCGATGGGCGAGCGCAAGAAGTCGGTAATGCAGTCCATATTTGCAATCTGGTGCCTCTACACCGGGGAGCAGCTTGCAGTAGGCGCTGGCCTGACGATGGATGAAAACGCCTTCGCTCCCCCGGTGGATGCGCAACGAGCAGATGCATTGCAGCGGCTTGCTGGTGGTGTTGAGCTGATCAGCCAGGAAAGCGGCGTAGCGGAGCTGATTCGTGGTGGCTTCAACCGGTCAACAACCAGCGTGACCGATGAGATGAAGAGGATCAACCGGGAGCGGCCGATGATGGGGGCACCGACGCCGGAGCGGGACGACCTGACCACGCCAATGGATGAGGAGCTACCGGGCGAGGATGAAGACTGATGGATTGTGACGGATTGCGAAGTGTGCGGGCTGGTTATGGATATGAACGAGCAGCAGCATCCTCGGGATGCGACTACGCAGAGGCAACCGGACTAATTCGAGTGTATATGGAGCCTTGCTAGCACCTATTCCCCTACAGGCCTAGAGCGCCCCTTTCTAAGGGGCTTTTTAATGTTTGCATGTTGATCCAGCCAAAGCGGGAAACCTTTGTAACAAGGAGATCTCTTTGGCCAATACATGACCACCCGCATCGTCGGAGTCGTTGACGACTACGCCGCCATCCTTGACCAGCTGGAAGCCCGCACGCTGGCCAACACCACCGCCATGCTGCGCACCGCACTGGAACGCGTGCTGGGTGACCTGAAGCGGCACTATGCGGCCTACCTCAATGCCGTAGGCCCCTCCGATCTTGACCCCGAAGGCAATCCCATCAGGGCCCCCGGCGCCTACAGCTCCGCCGAAGCATCCACCAAGTACCGGGCCATCCTGCGGGACGCTCAGCAGTTCCTGCCGCCAGAAGAGATCACCGCCTGGCAGCGCCAGTTCACCACCGATCTGGTCGAGGCCCTGGCCGTTGGCGGTGAAGCTGCGGCCGCATTGCAGGGGATCGTTACCGGTGCCAGCGCCACCTTCGCTGGGGCCAATCCGCTGGCGATCCGTGCCGCTGCCCAGACCGCTACCGCCTTCATGCAGGGCGAATCCGCACGGTTCCGGGATCAAATCGCCCAGATCGTCGGCGAAGGTGTCGCCCGTGGCTGGGGCCCCAAGCGGCTTGAACGGCAGATCGTTGGGGCGCTAGAGGGCACAAACGACCCCACGGGCAAGACCTCCCGGATGGGGCTCCGCCAGCGTGCCGAGGTGATCGCCCGGTCAGAACTGGCCAATGCCTACGTCAAGGGGGCCATCGATCACAACCTGGCCGAGGGCTTCAGTTTCATCCGCTGGGTGGCCGCCACTGATGAACGCACCTGCAGGTGGTGCCTCAGTCGCCATGGCCGAATCTACCCGGCTGATCAGGTGATCATTCCAGCCCACCCGCAATGCCGCTGTACGCCAGTCCCGCTGCCGGCCGATGAGGTACTGGAAACTGACCCGGTGATTCGTGACACCCTGCTCGATAACGACTTCTGGCGGGAGGAACAGGCGGCAGGGGTCAGGGCCCTGGCCAAGGCGGAGGGGATCAGCGAGGAACGGGCTAGGGGGCTGCTGCAGCGCGCCCTGACCGCACCAACAGCCAGCGAGCGATACCTATTCCCCGATCGCACCCGCAGCCTGCAGCCTTCGGCGCCGTTGGATGCTCCGGCAGGCGGGCGGACGTTCAGCGAGGCGGTGGGGGAATTGGCAGCTAGGAGGGGTGACTAGGGGGTAATACTTTGCCGCCTTTCGAGCCAATCTTTCATCACAGCCCAACTCACTTCGCATCTGCCTGCCAGTTTTAGAGCAGCAATCAACTGTTCATGTGTCATCTGCGCTACTGGCGATCCCACGGGAATGTCACCCGCAGCGGTCCACAGAACGGTGGCGCCACCTTCGACGGCGTTGATCAGTTCATCCAACTTGGCCAGAGTTAGGCGTGGTGGGTTGTTGTCCATAACGGTGGGGGAATTGGCGGCTGGGAGGGGTGCAGGCCACCGCGCCACGCAACTGGCGCCCTAGGTGGTCGCGGAGGATGGCGCCGTTGGGGTACTAGTGGCGGAAGGTGGGGGAGCTGGCGTCAAGCATGGGGGTTAGGGGTGATGGGTGGGCTGGGGAGGGGTTGCCAGTGGGTTGGCTCGGGGAACCAAGTACCCTTTTGCCCATGCCAGTAGTGCATCGGAAACCTGATCGTGCCATCAGGCGGCGCGGCGATGGGGGAAATTGACTTTGCTGCCGTGATGTAAGGACCCGTGAATTCGTTGTAGGCGATGAAATCAGTCCCATCCCTAGGCGCCGTTTCAATCGGCCGCCAGGTGGGATCCGCCCCACCATGCACCACGTCAAGGTGCTGGCTTGGCGTCAGGCCGCCAGAGAAATCGGGGTCATGCAGCTCGGCCAGGTTCACCGGCTGGGCTGGAGGCTGAGCAACCGGAGCACGCCAGCGGGTGATGGCGGCGGTGATCATGTCGCGCAGCATTGGAAGGGGGCTAAGTGGTGGTGCGCGGAAGACATCAGCCGTAAGCAATGCGCCGTTGTTGCCTGGTACAAACCCAAACTCTTGGCACAACTCATCAACGTCGTCAATGCTCGGCCCTTCTGCCTGGTCTGCGGCTACGGGAGGGCTGGCCTGGGGCTGCGCATAAAGCGCCATGTCGCAGTCGGGATGGGGCTCCAGCCAGCCACTGAATGACTGCCGCTTGAGAAGTGCGTCCCTGAAGTCGTCAGTCCGGCACCATGCGACTGGAGTAGCTGGCTGGGGTGTTGGGGTGGGGTTGGTCATTGGTGGTAGTGGCGAATGGGTGGGTGGTTGCAGGACGATTTAATACTCTGGATGTAGCATTATCACGCTTCTCTGTCCCATGTAATTATCCGGAACAAAATCGGGAAAGGCTTGAATGGCGTTAATTGTGTGCCGTTCGTACTTCACGGGCCACCGGCGCTGAGCCCATGAGCCTAAGTAGCCACGTCGATAAGCGTTCTCTTTCCAAGCCTCAAACCAATTCGCCGGATACTGAACAGTAAACGCTTCGAGGGTTTTTCCAAAAAGGAAAGCTGCTAGGCTGTACCGCATTAGCCTCCCGCACTCCTCTTCTCTTTTCTGAATTTCGGCTCGATTCATCATCGACAGGTAAAGATCACGCTTGTCAATGAATCTGGTAGAGCCAAAATTATACCGATTTAACGTCAAGGTTTCAAGCCTGAAACCGAAGGAGTCAGAGGGGTGTGATGCTTGCATTGTACCAAGAAGGCAGAGTAGGTAGTTGGTGGTGATCAGTTGAAACCTTCAATGAACTCGCGCACCTGCCCGCTTGTGGTCAGGTCGCCAAGCGCCATCCTGCCCACAGCAAGCGCAATACCTGGGTGATCTGCGGTCTTAGGGTGCTTCCTAAGGTCGCTGATCATCGAACTCAGTGCTTGCTGCAGGTAGCCCTGATCCACATAGGCCAAGGCGCGTTTCTTGCACCATTCCAGGTGCTGTGCTCGGGGTTGCATGGGTGCTCGGTGGTGGGGGGTGCCGGGGCGTCAGCCCCACTCCCATGAGGGCCCCGGCCTGCCCATCCTAAGCCATTGCCATTCCCTAAGCCACCCTGGCAAGCTGAGGAAACGCCACGCCACGCACCGATGCCCCCCGCTACGGATGCACCGATGCCCCCCGAACTGCGGGCATTCCTGACCCTTCACGCCACGGTAGGGGCCAGGGATGAAGAGGCTACCCGGCAGGTGCTGCGTGAAGTTGCCCTGACCATGCCGCCACGCAGCGGCCATAAGGTCGTCACCATGTTGCAGCGATCCATCGGCATGGGCGCCCGCGTCTGGCTGCAGAAGCTCGCTTAGGTGGCATCCCACCGAATCGAGGGAACCGTGCTGGTCACTCGAAGCAGTTTCAGGCGCGAGATCATTGACGCCTGGAATGGAATCTGCGCTTACTGCGGATGCCAGCCCAAAAACATCACGCTTGATCATGTGATCGCCAAGGCCAGGGGAGGTCCCACGGTCCGTGCCAATCAGGTGGCCGCCTGCGCTCGCTGCAACGCTTCAAAGGGCGATAGCGATGTCTGGGACTGGTATCAAGCGCAGGCGTTCTTCTGTGCTGACAGGGCGGCAAGAATCAAACAGTGGCACGCCCCAGACTGATTACTTGGCCTTCGGTCGGGCGGACTTAGCGGGCTTGGCTTTCTTCGGCATCGCCATGGACATTGAGCCGCCACCCTTCTTTCCCTTGCCCATCGCCATTGCGCCTTTACCTGCGACCTTGCCTGCTGATTTGCCGTACACGGGAATCTCCGATTACTACCGCAGCTTTCCCGGAAACCTGCAGCAGATCGCATCGCGCCATGACCATCCCAACCCTGAACGCCGCCTGGCGGGTGACGCCACGGGATGACCGTGAGCTGATCCGGGGCTATGCCGGCTGGCCATTGTCGGTGACCAACCAGACCGAACTGACCTCAATCCTCAACCGGGTGGCGCTGATCTCTGGCTCTACCGTTTCGCAGGTGCAACGATGGATCGACGAGATCGAGGCCCTGGAGGCGGACTACGCGGACCGGGTGGAAGCGGGCCGGGAGCACCTGCTGAATGCAGCGAGCTACGAAGGCCCCGCCCCTGGCACCACCCTGACCCGCGACGACCTGAAGAGCAAGGCCGACGTGTTGGAGTGGAATACCGACCTGCTGCGCGTGAAGTACGAGTCAGGCGGTCCTGGTGGGACGGCCGGCGCCGTGCTCGCCGCTCGTTTGGCCGACTTAAAAGGCCGGATCTTCCAGTCGCTGGGGATCAAGCCGGTCGGCGGCGGCGGCGGAATGGCGCAACTGGTGCGTAGCTGATGGCCACTGACTTCGCCGAATACGCCAACCTGAGGATGCTCTGGACGCCGCCTGGCGCGATCACCAACTTCCGCGCCGGGGTGCCTGCTGCTGGCCCTGCGGTGGTGGTCGAGGCCTTTGCCAAGAGCCAAGGCCGTAGCGAGCAGGATCTGCCGGGGGTGATGGCGGGCTCGCTGATTTTGGAGGGCTACCTCACCCGTTGGGCCCTGCTGGGCAACGCCAGCTGGCTGGTGGCCGGGTCGTCGCTGAGCTGGACCGATACCGGCTACAGGCCTGCCGGGATGCTCCCTGGCGCCGAAGGGAAGGCCGTGCTGACTGATCTGACGGTGCTGCCGACCCTGGCCGATGGTGCCGAGCAGGGCCAGCTCCGCATCCTTGAGTTGGGCCAGCCCTTCGGTGTGGGCGGCATCGGGGCAGAACTGCGGGAGGCGCTGGGGGACAAGTTCAGGGCCGCCCTGTCCACGGCAATCTGAGCCATGAGCATCAAGGTCGAAACCAAGGTCACAGGCCCCGGCACTGGGGCAACGGATCGGATGCTGCAGGAGATCGCCCGCAAGACCCTGATCGAACTGTTTGGCCGGTATCAGGCCAGCTTCAACCCTGCGGCATGGAACTGGCCACGGGAAACACGGCGCCGGGTCGGAGTGGTCGGCAGCCCGCGCAACATCGTGGACACCGGCTCCCTGCGGCAAAGCGGGACCTACAGCTTCATTGATCCCTACACCCTGGAGGCCCGCTGGAGCGCTGCCTACGCCACTGCCGTGCATGAAGGTGCCCGCCTGCGCAACGGCACCATCCTGCCCGCGAGGCCCTGGACAGATGCGGTGAGTGGCGCGGTGCAGGCCCCAGGGATCCCCGTCTATCCACTGGGGCAGAAGCTGCAGGAACGGATACAGGTTGCGGTAGCGCGGGGCTAGGTGGGTTGGCCGCTGTCTACCGTCGTCGGCAGGAACTGAGTTGACGCTGGCAGCCAGTACGTGAACGGCAAGTCCATCTTCAAGCAATATGTCGGTTTCAAATCCCAGGCCAATTGCACTTGGCCGCAGTGCCTGAAGCTCTTGGCCAGGTAGCAGTAGTGTTCATCAATGGCGCTAGTTCCATCGTATGCCGTGATGACCACACAATCCCCGTCCTCCGGCAGCCGTTCGCTCACAGGGATGGGCTTCGGCGCGGGGGCGGGGCGGCCCCAGCGGGCAAGGGCAACGCGAGCGGCGGCAAGGCAATGCCGCTTCTCGCTCTCATCATGTCCGTATCCATCGGTGAGCAGACTGATCGCGGAATCGCTTGGGAGCATGCCCACGGATTGGGCGGCAACGGCGATTCGGTACAGCTCGTCTATGTAGTCCTCTGCTGAATGCTCCATTGCCAACTCAGCCCCCTCCCCCTCCGGCTCGTCCAGAGCGGCGCGGGCGCGGTTCATTGGGCCGGCAATGTCGTCACCAAACTGCCAAGCCTGCAGCAGCTCAGCACACAAAGCACGAAAGTCGGTCATGGTCGGTGGTGGCGGGAAGAGGGGTAATGATTAGTGGCGTTGAAAGAGCGCTCTAACTCTTCGGCCTGGAATCCGGGGGTCAGTGCGCCGTCATCGACAAAAAACCAAAGCACCCCAAAGCGATCACGGGCGATTTTACGTCTTGACGCTTCAGTTTTTTTCCACCACAGCGCACCCGTTGTGATAGTGACAGTTACCTCAGCGAAAAAGAAAGAATTGTTCAATCCTTTATCACTAAAGCCTGTGGGAACAAAATCAGACAAAATCATCAAATGAGTCCTCGGTGTCAGCGGTGGTGGCAATGATGAATGGGTGCCGGGGCTTACAAGTCGGCCATGCCGCCTGCGACTCAGTCATCGGGCCCAACGAAAGAGACCCCGGCCCCCACATCATAAGCCATCGCCCTTTCCTAAGCCACTACGGCAAACTGGGAAAACACAACAGCACCGTGCCCCTACCGTTTGTCACCGCGCTAGATGTCCAGGTCCAGGACGTGGGGGACGCAACCACGGGTATCCTGCAGTTCCCGGTCTTTCATGCTCTGCTGGTCGGGGAGCGCTTACTGCTGGAAGAGATTGAAGACCAGTCCACGCTGACCGACCAGTTGCAGCGCTTGGCTCAGGTCATCCAGCACATGGACAACCTACCCGAGCCGACCGCTAACTTGGTCGCTTTGCGGGTGATGTCCGCGCACAACGGCATCCCCGTGGTACTGGAGCCACTGGAAACCAGGATTCGCAAGCGCGAGCACCGGTTGATCCATGAAATTGACAAGTGCCAAACCGCAAAATTTCAGGCAAGGGTCACGCGGATGGTTACTGCTGCAATCCGTTACCGCTTGGGGGAAGTAGATCTTGACTGCGCCAACTGGACCGATGATGAAACCCTGAAGATGACCGAAGGGCTGCGAGATGCCATCTACAACTTTATGCTGCGAGAGCAACGCGGGGGCAAAGATCAGGAAGCACCCGACTTGCAAGCGATGGCCGAAAACCTGGGAAAGCCCAACCTGCCCCAACCGACTGGGGCGCAATCTTCTGGCGAGTCAACGACCTATGGCCCAACCATCAATTCTTCTCCTGTGAGCGATTCGCCTACTGCCCCGAAACGATCGTCTGGGAAGCGATCGAAACAGGCACCCGATTCCTAAGGGAACGGCAGCACGCTGCAGAACGGCCGATCGCCAACCTTCACGCCTGGTACGCCAGCGCTCACCGGGACACCGATAAGCGCAGCGAGCCGTTCAAGATGGAGGACTTCTGCTGGCATTTGCCGCCGGCTGCGGCTGGCGATGTGCCGCAGGGCCCGCCTGCAGAAGCTGGCGCGGCGATGCTTGCCCTATGCGAAGCCCAGCAGGTTCCAGGGTTTGCGATGGCCTTCTACGATGCCCTTGCTGCCGCCGGAGAGGGAATAACCCCACCCAAGCCGCTAGCTCTGCTGGCAGACGATGCCCTACTACTGGCCCCAGTCGAGCATCAGGACGGCTGGCGGGGGTTACTGCTGGCCGAAGATACGGCCGCCGGCCAGGTGCGCACCTTCAGGATGGCGGGGGATCCGCAGCGGGTGGTGAGCTTGCTTGTGCCAGACGCTCCCGATGCTGTGACGCCAGCATGGGCGGCGGCAGGAGCATGGCTGCCCATCGTTCAATCTGCTGATAGCACGCCTCAACCTCCTGCGCTGCCGCCTGGATTGACGGGAAATAGCCCAGCGACCAACGGCGACCATCCCACCACACCCGAGCTTGATACGGGCGATGGTTGTTGTGAGGGCAGTGGCTGACGCCGCGAGGATAGGAGGCCATGCCCCAGCTTTCCAGCCTAAGCCGCTGATAAGGCTTAAGCCATGGCGGCACCCTGAGAGGTAACGCCCCGGCGATGCCGGCACGAAAATGTCTACGGAATGGCAGCAAAGTTTTGGCTACCGGTTCTTTTTTACCCCCATCAAGTCTTCGGCGGCTGACCTGACCCGCATCAACCTTGGCGGGCTTGGCGCCGGCAAGTTCATCAACAACACCACTCAGCAAAACGCGACTGCCAAGATTATCACTGCTGGCACGGGTGATACTTTCGCCTTTGGCGTTGGTATCCATGCGGTTACGAATGCCGTCACCACTACCTCTCTCGCCACCCTGACCTTCGACACTGCCCACGGCATTGCAGTAGGCCGGAGGATCGTTGTCAAAGATCTCCCCGCCCCGTTCGCCAGTCTGAACGGTTCGTTCGTGGTGACATCGGTGACCACCACAAGCCCGCACACCCTCTCCTACGCCCTGGCTGGTTCTGCGATCACCACGGCCGCCGTTGCCGCTGGTGTAGTGGCCCCCTCGCTACTGCTTGATGGCACCGATCCTCCGTTCCGGCTGATGGGGCTGACCAATGCCCAGCCGGCCAACGCCACCACCAAGGAATCCGTCACCACCTACGACGAGGAAGCGGGTGGTTACGCCACGCCGATCCCGACCGCCAAGGACAAGGCCTGGACGCTATCTGGGGTCACATCCTTCGCTGCTTCTGCGTGGCGTGCCATGCGGCTATGCGAGGAACTGAACCTATCCGAGAAGTTGATGATCGCGTACGGCTTGATCGGTCCTTACAACGGCAACCAGGTGGAGTATGGGTACGGCATGTTTGAGAGCTACCAGCCGGAGCAGGCCGCCGGCACGGTGCTCAAGTATCAGGTGAGCCTGGCTGGCTACGGCAAGCCAGGGCTTGAACTGCTCTGATCATGGCGATCACCGTTCGGGGGGAGAAGTTCGAGGGCTACAACAAGCCCAAGCGGACCCCCCAGCACGCCACTAAGAGCCATGCGGTGCTGGCGAAAGAGGGCGAGAAGGTCCGGCTGATCAGGTTCGGGCAGCAAGGTGTTACCGGTGCTGGCGATCAACCACGCACCAAGGCGCAGAAGGCCCGCCGTGCGAGCTTCAAGGCCCGCCATGCCGAGAACATCGCCAAGGGCACGATGAGTGCCGCCTACTGGGCTGACAAGGTGAAGTGGTAGGTCTTATCAGGTATCCGGAAATTCCGGACAACTGAATTGATAGGCCCCGGCGATGCTGGGGCTTTTTAGTGCCTGCCGTACTTGATGGGTACTTGATGGGTAGGCGGTGGTTGTGGCAGGTTACCGGGAAAGCTGCAGCATGACCCTGCCCACTACTGCACAGGAGCTGTACGACCTGCTGGCGGCCGATGCCGTGGTCAGCGCAGCACTGGGCACCTACACCCCCCGCAGCGGCACCGCCATCCCCGCCATCGCAGTGGTGCGGCGCAATGAAGCATTGCCCGAGGGGGTGGCCGTGGCTGGCCTGGAAGTGGTGATCCTCGCCAACCCCGACTACGCCACCGAAGCGTTCACCACGGGTGAAACGGCGCTCAACCCGCAGTTCCGGCTCTACGTGTCCGAGTGGTCGCCAGCGGGTGACTTCACGGCCCTGCAGTTGCTCACGCAGCGGATCATTGCCCTGCTCCCCGGCTGCCGTGCGGTGCCGATCGGTGGCGATCCCC